CGAGATCCTCAGAACTTGATCCATGATCGTTCTGATAAAACAGCGCCAGAGTGGCCTGCACATGCTCCTCTCGATTGGTTACATAAAGACGGGAGTGCCGCCGGAGTTCATTGGCACGTGGTGCGATCTTTTGACTACGTGGACGTCATTTGCGTTAAATCCGGGCCGACTCTCGATCAGTATTCAGAGGAGATGTTGGGTGTACGTTGTGTGGAAGCGCGCGACCTTTCTTGGGTGAAGTGGGCCTTGTCTTTCATTATTCCTAATGTTCTGCACTATGATGTTCTGACCCGGAAAGACAAGAAATTCTTCGTGGATACACTTCTCCTCAATAAACTTGTGCGCTACCTCGTACCAAAAACTGGAAATCAAAATGTGTTTCAAACAGTTCTTGGGAAAGCCTTTGAAGAACTCAGTACTTTCTCAAGTTTCTTCCCGGAGGTTTCAGAAGAGTTTGTGCATCGGCATGCGTCGGCTGCATGGATCGTTAGCACACTCAAGATCCGGTCGACTACTACATACCTCCGTGAGTACTATGGGTATGACGCCGAGCTGGGTAATGAGCACAGGCGTCATATCGCTGAGAGATGGTTCCCCTTCCGCTTACATTGCAGCACCCGTTCTTTCTTTATTATGTTTGGGGTGATTCTTGCAATCTTGGTCTTTTGCTGCGGCGGAATTTCTCTGGCAATTCAATATCACAATTGGTGGATAGCTGCCGGAATGGTGCTTGCACTCGTGGTTGTTTGTCCTATTATCTGCATCGGGGCACGTGTGTTGGTGTCGAAGTGGAGAAACCAACAAGAGTGGGACCCAGAGTTGCCACACCCCTTGTATGATATAGAGAGCCAACAAGACCAAGGGAATGTCTTCTGTACGGAGAAATTCCCACGCTTGGAGTGCGTTGTGATTCCAAAAGATTTTGATCCAAATCTGGAAGTCACTGAGCAGGGGGACCTACCCATCCTTACGGATCGGCGGCCTGTGTGGGTTTTGGCGTGTCCGTGGACGAACATGGTCGCGCCAGCAAACACACCGCTTAATTTACGGATGGCGATTGAACATCGCTTGCTTCACATGGCCCCTATGGAGCCAGATAAACAAGCGATACCATGGGCTCGAGCAACTGAAATCCGTGTCCATCGAAAGATCGTTGAAGAGGAGCCCATAATGGACATTGATCGTCGTGAAGAAGATGAGTTCTTCCGCAGATGGAAAGATCACCTTACGCCGCAGCGTTATAACTTGTACCAGTCTGCGTATGCAAAGAGTGTCCAACGCAACTACGATTTGGCGGCTCGTCCAGTGCCCGTGTTCGTCAAGAATGACGAAATTCTGATCAAAGACCCTTTGACCTACAAGCCGCGAGTGATTGTGAATGTTGCGCCAGCCATCCAATGGGTCGTCGGGCCGTATGTGTATGAGGCCACTAGACGACTGCACGAACAATGGAACGGAATGCAGGGCTTGCATTTGGATGGCGAAGTGTTCTACGTGATGTTTGGTTCAGGGGCGACAGATGATAAACTAGATGCATGGATGTCCCGTGCTCTAGAACGTGAAGATGAACACGCCCACCACATCATAGTGGCAGGAGACGATAGTCTGGTCTTGTCAGGACACACGTGGTATGAGTCCGACTTTAGTGCTTTTGACCAGTCTCAATCCACCGGGCCACTTGAATTCGAAATGGCGGTACTTCGGCGATTAGGTGTCCCGAGGGAGATCCGCACCTTGCTGCTTGCAACTGCGAAACAGCCCTATATCGCTAAGGACAAGCAGCGGCACTGGTCTATGGTCGTGAACCACCCAAAGCGCCCAATGCGCGTGACAGGTGGCGCCGATACCACAATTGGTAACAGCATTATCACGGCCACGTCGTGGATTACTGCCATTCTTGCGCTGCGCCAGATCAAGCTTCCTCTAACCGAGACCTTTACGAATCTGGGGTTCTCAATTAAATTGCGCGAGACCACTTGGCAGAAGGCCACATTCCTTAAAGGTTCTTGGGTAGAATGCACGTGTGATGATGATCAAATCCGCCATGTGTGGCTGCCACGACCCTCCAGATTCCTCAAGGCCGGGAAGGTGCTGACGTGTCCGAAAGACGTCTTCCCCGGCTTAACCATGGTGGATGCGCTTTACGCTACCCAAGCAACGTTGGCCAACACTTTTGCTCCGTATAGCTTCTTTGAGCCATACAAGACCTTCAGCCGCCAGTGGCCGTTGCCTAAGGCGGCATGCGGAGCAACTCGTCGAGTTTGGGCCGGGGACATGTACGTACAACCAGCTCATGATCGTCCCTATGTCCCGGTCAAGATGCAAGAAGATTGGGCCGTTACCATGGTGCGGTGGTACGGCGAGTGCGATTGGGCGGGCTGGAACCTGTACCTCAAACGCATGGTGATTGGAAAACTGCATGCCCACCCGGCGTGGGCGCTGTTGGCGGCGGACTACAACTGAGATACCCCTTCTTGGGGTAGGTGGACCGGTTACCCACCTTTCAAGTGTGCCGTATCTGGAGGCTGAGATTGTTATATAAACAGCAATGCAGAATCGAAGACGACCCGCGACAACGCGAGTAGTAACGACAAGAGTGACCCGCCGTGCACCCCCGCGCGGTGGGACGAGAAGGCGACGGGGGAAGTCTGGGCGTGCGCTGCGTACGCGAGCAAGGTCCTTCCAATTGAGTATGGGCCGCTCGCGTCGTATGACCCGCCCTGCCGGGGTGCCCTTGCAGATGGCCCCGATGTCCCGCACTACGAGAGGAGTCACAGCTACGCTCTCGCATGTTGAGAAAGTGTGTTTGGTGACTAGTAAAGCCACCCCAGGGAACGTAGAACTTATCGTCAACCCTAGAAGGAGCACGGTATTTCCATGGCTGTCAGTGGTTGCAAGAGCCTTTGACATGTACCGTTTTTCTGCTCTCTCCTTCGAATACGTGCCCAGTTGCCCAACGACTACGACCGGAGAGTTTGCGATGGCCTTTGATTACGATGTGCTAGATAGTGACGTAGCGAATGAGATCACATCTATGCGTGGTGCTGTGGTAGGGCAGTTGTATGCGCGGCACACCATGCGATACGAACCGTCCTGCCAGGTTGTCCCAAGTCACAAGTTCTTTTGTTCCGCAACAGACGCCGACCGCCTTAACGACGTAGGCAAGTTTGTATACTGCGCGCGTGGTACTACCGCCGCAGTTAGCGGGACTCTCTTTGTTCATTACACTGTGCAGTTGTTTAATGCGGAGCCTGCGGGAGATACCTTTGCCCGCGGCCTGAGCGTTAAGCATTCAGATGGCACTGATACAAATCCAATTGGGACCATAGAGACTTTGCGCGCAACAGCGGCAGCTGCACAGGATACTATTGTGCAACTGTTGAACGTGACGAATGCTGTGGCGGCATCTATGGGTGGAATACCAAAATTGACTACCCCAATTGGTGGTGTCCTTCCTAAAACGTCCCTCCTTACGGGCCTTCTCTTCTCTGTGCAAGAGCGCCAGCACCGGTGGTCTTGCGTACCAGGAAGTGATGTGTATGATGAAGGCGAGGAGGATTTCTTGAATGACGCTGATACGTATGTGGTGTGGGTGGACAATCAAACCTGTTCAGAAGGGATTTGTTTGCTGCCATCACGCGGCAATTGGACTGCCGATGGAACCGCCGGACCGACGGTCGTCGTCACTACCTCTACCAATTTGACGGTGACAGCAATGTACAACGTGTCTTCCCCACCTACTTACACTACCTCTACCTTAACTGCTGCGCGAGTGAGCGCATGGTATAGGTACGAGTTTTCCGGTAACAGCAACAAGGCCTGGATGCAAGTGACCTTTACCGGTGGAACATGGG